TTTACCTGTTCCGGCAGCTCCATACAAAACCATAAATTTTTGCAATTTCTTTGATTCTCCGCACACAATGGAACCGATAGCCCATTCAATCTTCTGTCTCTCTGTCTCAGAGTACAAAGTGGACATCAACTTGTTATAAGCAGACAGATCGCCAGCTTCAAGCGGATATTTCAGCTTTTTACTGGCGTAATCTTTTTTGTCGGTCTTGGTGTTGGAGAATATCAATTTATCATCCAGTGTGTGAAAAGAATCCCGCATCTGTTTCTGACAATATTTGTGCCAGGAATCAATCATTCCAGATTCAGCATCCCACATGTGAAGGATTTTAATATCAGAGTCAAAGCGCTGGCGGCTTTCTTCTGCGTATCTATCCAGCTCACGGTCAATCAACTGTAAAGCATCTTGTTCGTCCGTAGACCATAAGCCTCGTTCTTCAATCCAGATAGCGTAGAAGTCACCACCTCGAATCATCAGATCGGAGCTTTTTTTAATAATGAACTTTGGATAGATTTCAATTACACCACGCTTTGTACTACGTGTGGAAATCATCAAAAAGTCGATCATCTCATTTTTTACTCTCCTTTGTCACGCTTTAATTCCTCGATTTCGCTTTCAAGCTTTTTAATTTTTGCTGCTCGCTCCTGTCTTTCAATCTCTCCAATAAAAAAATTCATCGTAACCAGAACAGAAAAAACCGCAACACAGTTGTTGAATTTTTGCTGTTTTCTGATAGCTTTTGAAATAACATCTAACCTTCTGTCCGAATTATGTAAACTCCTAAAAATATAATTCATAATCTCACACATTTTACTTTTTTCCTCCCTTCATCCCGTTCAAAAAACTGGTAATTGTTTCTAATTTCCATTCTTTTTGACTGTGGTAAGTGAATATAAATTCCTGACCATTTTTCTGGCGTATCCGAATACTATTTCTTCCATTTGGAAAGAATACATCTATTCGTTCACCCGCATAATCTGGAAAATAATATTCAAACCATTTCATTACTTCACTATGGCTCATAGCGTTCCTCCTAAACATTTTCGTCTAAATACCAGCACATCTGATACCAGATTTCAACAGTTCTCAAATCGTATCTACTATGGTTTACTGTAAACAGTCCTCCTGCACCATTTCGACTATATTTTCGTTCCAGAAATCTTTGCACAATTTCTTCAATATAGGCTCTGTCGAATTTAGAATCGTTCATAGATCCTAATCCAAGATTTACAATCATATTCCAAAACCACTGTCCAGTTCGGTTTCCCACATCAGGATCGTCCATGATATGCTCTTCACACCGAATAGCAAGTGCAATCATCATTTCTAGAACGCTGCACGTCTTATTATCTAAATAGGCGGAAATCATGGAGCTACTGTATCCGTTCTCATATCCAAACCGATACCTCAAATCAATACCATCTTCCGCACGATTTCCATCCATCGGAATACTGTAAGTAAACTCAATTTTATGCAGAACCTTCAAAAGTCTTCGATACGATAATTTCTTCGAATATTTGCCATCAAACACAAGCTGACACATCCAATTAAAATATGTATCATTAAGCTCGCTCTTCGTCATCGTTCCTCCACTCGATGTGGCATCGTCTTTGTAACATCGGAATAGTTCCTCTGATCAAGTAGAATTTCGTAATCACACTTTAACCGATCGTTTCGGACAAATACGGAATCGTCCTCATACTCCCCAAAGTGTGTCAAAGATTCCTCTCCAACAATTTCTTCCACATCGTCTACCTCTTCATTGTTTTCATCTGTCAAGACTTGATCCGCATAATAGGTAAGACTGATTTTTTCATATTCCTCAAATTCGCCAAATTCCTCTGGCGAAATAACATATGGCTTTTCCACGAACGGATCTCCTTTCTTTTCTTCCACACTGCGAGAATAATTTGTATAGCCTTCTTTCTGAATGATGGATTTATATTTTTTTAAATCTTCGTTTTCTTGAGCTTCATTTTTCTTCAGACCGTCTTGTAAGCCTTCTAACAAACTCTTCCCTGCTTTTTCTACATTTTCTCTTGCGGCATAAGCCGCTTTTACAGAATCAATCTCTTCCTGGGCAATTTGCTCGTATTTTCGCTTGAGTAGTTGCCATGTACATACAGAGCCTCCCCCTACTCCAGCAATAAAAGCAAGAAGAACCCACCTTTTACTGTTCATACTCATCCTCCTCATTTTTGATTGTCATTACAGTTATTGCTAATCCTCCAAAAAGAAAGGAGACACTCAACAAAATGCCTCCTGTAATATGTCTTTTTCTTTTGGTATCCAGAACATAGTCCAGTACCGATATTATATTCTCCAGACCATCCATATTAGTGCCCCTTTCCTGCTGACAGAATGGCGATTCCACCAGCAAAACAAATACCAGACATAGCTGCCAATGTATAAGACACAACTGCTAAAAAATTACGCATAATAATTCCCCTTTCCTTACTCGTATCTTGAAAAATAATGATTTTCAACCTGAAACATAGGAACACCGTATGCACTATACTCACCAGCAGTAAAGAACATAACTTCATAATTTGTTCTTGATTCCAATTCTTCATAAACAAGCCCGCAAATATCTTCTCGAACCTCGCATCGATCAACTCGCCCATTCCACATAGATGAAAATTGATTTGGCTGATAGATAACCTCGTAAACGGTATCTGGAAAATGTTCAGAATCAACTCTGTTTAGTATAGTGTCGATTACAAGTCGTTTTCCCTCTTCGCACTCGCCCTCTGCTTCAGCCATTGTAACAAGAGCAATTAACTCCACATCTTCTTTCGACATTTCTTCTATAATTTCTGTTGATTCCTCCGTTTCCTCAATAGCAATCGGAACTGCTTCTTCTTGCCAAACTGCAATAACCGGCTCCTTCTTTCTAACATCAATTACTCTGGGGACTGAAACTTCTTCTCCATTTGAGCGGAAGTCCACCATGAAAAACAATATACATAGAATAATGCAACATAAGACTGGAACGGCTATTACTTTGATTAACTTACGCATAAAATCCTCCTAAAAAACCATCCCTAAGAGTTGACCAATTCTTTGGGGATGGTTATAAAATTTTTTCTTACATCAACTCCCAAATATTTCCGTCCACGTTGAAATCGAGAAGGATTGCCTGATCAAATCCATTGACATAATCAGAATAACTCAAATTGTCTGCATACAGACCAAAGTCAATATAGTTATCTCCCTTTGGGCTCTCAGGATCATAAACCCAACCTACAATCTGACCAGCTTTTGTTCTTGGAAGACCCAGCATCTCATAAACATCATTCAGAAATACTCGCTTTTTAGCCTTCAGAAGATCGTTAGCATAACGCTCCTGTGCCTTGATAAACATTAAATTGTACTCATTATTGCTTTCCCAATGAGGATTCAAAATAGAATTTCCGTCCTCATCCTGTGTATATTTCTCAAAGAAACGAGCATATCCGCTAATATCCGCAGGACTCACAACAAAGCCATTTTTCTTAACCTTTTTTTCTTTTCCAGTTTCCTCATCTACAACAGTTTCTTCAAACTTTTTGGCTTTGAGATTATATTTCAGTTCACGATCAACCTCTTCACCGAATCTTTCAATTACTCGATTTCGATATTCTTTAAATCCTTTATCAATAGCTGCATAAGCCGCACCCAAAGCGACATTCCTCTTACGAAGAATATTATTAGATGCAAGAATACTGGTAATTGACAATGCTCCCAGCACAACAGACGGACCGTATAACTTTGCAAACTTTACGCCTGTCTGAGCATATACAATCGTTAAATCTTTCTTTGCATCTTCGCTGGAATACTGCTCTTTCATAGATTCATCTTCTTCGCATTTATGAATTGCCTCAACATCTTCTTTAGTCTTGTCCAGAATCTCGTTGACTTTCGTTGTCGCTTTACATGCCATTACCGCACTTGTGACTACGCCGATAACCCCCGCTACAACAAGAATCTCCGGACTATGCTTCTTTAACTGAAAACTTGTTTTGCTAAACAAACCGTTCACACTCTTAACAATCTCTGCTTTTTTCATGGTTACTTATTCTCCTCTTCTATATTTTTTAAATGATCAATTAAATGCTGCGCATACCAAAGGATTTTCTCCAAATCCTGAATACCGTTTTTCTTCTTCCAACGGCAGGCATATTTAATGATATTTCCGGTATCAGTTGCCTCAATACCTTTTAATTCGTCGGTAAACGCTTCAATGACGTCAATGACTTCCATACCTGTCTTGGACATATAATGCTCCGGATGAGATACCATTTTATCTTCTGATTCATACATAATCTATTTTCTCCTTTACAATGGTGTAGGTTTAGGTAATTTCAAGATATAGCCATCCCGTACACGAACTGCTCTGCATCCAGCAATATCCGTCCAACCATATTTATTTGCGGCATAGTTGTCATTGGATACATTCGCCAAATCATAGAGGTCTGCGACACTGACAACCTCATACTGAGCAATAATCTCATTCATCGCATCCAGAACGGATTCTGCATCTCCACGAGTTTCAAATAAGAGTTCATCATATTCATAACTCGTCCGACTTTTCGGTGCGGCATAATCTTTTTTTCCGCCATCATAATATTTCTGATAGGATACTTTGGACGCTGTAGAATTCTTTTTTGATTTCCCAGCTTCCCCGTACAAAATCATATCAATACCGTTGGTTACTATATCGGAAATTGCCTTTTTAATTGCCGGCACAAGAACGTCCATCACAATATACGATTTCACATTGTTGACATCCTCAGAAATGAATACGTCCGCAAACTTCTGCATTTCTGACTTCTTCTTAGGTTTCACCGTTCCGGAAATTACTTTCTCTACATGTTTTTCCGGAATAGATTCTTTTCGTTCCTCCTTTGACTTATGGGAATTTGGCTTATATTCCTCCATTAAGTTGTCTCCTTTCCACTCACTAGACTAATTTTTCCAGGTAATATAATCTTTGTACCCGGAAGTCGATTGTTTTTCTTTTTAAATTGATATGTAAGATTCGATCGTGCTTTCTTTTCAGAAACCGCTCGTGTAGAAGCAGTCCAACGATTGGCAACACAGTTATCGAACTCCATCACCGGTCCATCATATAAATATAAATTCATAAAATTCACCTCCGGATAAAAGAAAAAAGGGAAAGTACCTTGTTACAGATACTCTCCCTCGTGTTGAAACACAGTTTTCTCTTTAAATTTCTTCGGATTCCTCTTTCTCATTCTCGATGTTCGGTTCATCTGAATCTTCCCACTCAGCATCGATAACCTGCTGTTCCTTCTGAGCTTTGATTTTGGCAATCATCGGTTTACCCACATACTTGTAGATTACAACACCTGCAAGTACAGCTAAACCAACACCAGCCGCAACCTTAAACCCTTTACCAGAACTCGCTTTAACGATTTCCTCAGTAGTTGTCTCCATAACCTCTTCATTGTTCATGATCTCATTAGTTTCCATAAATATTCTCCTTTCATTTTTTGAAAATGTGTGATTCTTCTTCCATTAAAGCCATTGTTTTTTTCGCGCGGTTATCTCAAATTACGAAAGTCGTATCTCGGCGCAATTGTGTAATCAATCACCAGACAAGGTGTTCCATCACTGGCTAATTGCGAACTGAAGGATAAGTCGATATATCCGTCATCAATATTCCAACCAAGTTCATCCCCCAGCTTAATATTATCCAAACCAATTTCATAGTAAAAATCATTCAGGGATATGTACATTTCATCCCTCATCTGTCGATTCAGCTCACATTCAGCTTTCTTAATTTTCTCGATATCTCCCTTGAAATACCTCCCAGACACCGCATCATAGCAAAGTGTATTTCCTTTTTCTGTAATGATTACTTCTCGTGTAACCACCGGATTCTTCTCAACTTTGTCTTTTGCAATAGCATCCTTTACAGCTTCGTTTTTCTTCTCTCCAAACATCTCTATTACTTTTTCCTGATAGTCTTTGAGAGCCGATTCTGATAAGGTGTAGGCTGTTGCGAGTGCTGCGTTCCGACGAACGTTTACCGAACTAGCGCCGATTAAACATGCGATGGAAAGTGTCCCCGTAAGTGCTGCCGGAACATAACACATCCATGTTGTCTTTATCAAATCTACGGCTTCGAGCTGATTAACACCGATTTCCTCTTTTCTTTCTTCGATAAGAATAAGAGCCTTTGGTGTTGCACGAACCGCCATAACAGTTGTCGTAATCATACCGGCAATACCAATGCCTGTAAGAATTTCTGGACTATGTTTTTTAATCGATGTTTTAAGCAATAAAAAGCTTTTTGATAATTCTTTTTTCATTATCTTCCTCCTCCGAGAATCGTTTTTGATAGCTCCATTACCATCTGAAACGCCTCGTCTTTCGTAAATCCAGCCTGAATATAACTATCCATCACTTTTTTCGTTTCACGAGCCGCCTGTTCCATAGCCTCTTTCTCTTCCAGATTTTTGATTTCCTGTTTGAGAAGCTTGATCTCGTTCTCTTTTTCAAAAACCTCCTCCTGTAAGGATTCTTTTGTTACCTCTTTTGAGTTCCTTCCCCCACAGTAATTTCTATAAGAAACCTTGCTTTCACGGGGCACAGGGCCCCTGGATTCCTGCTTAACCAACCAGAATTCCGGACGAACCCCAAAAGAGTTCGAAGCGCGGCTGCAGTTCGCAGCGCCATTGAGGCTCACATAAGCGAAAGAAGCCGAAGAAACTTCTTCTTTTGTTGTATTTCTCAGCCAGCCCCATGATGAATCATTTTCAAAATAAGCAACCCTGTTCTTTCGTTCCTTCATCAACGGAAGCTGCTCGTCAGTATCGGATTCTAAATTGTTATTATCCCATTCGTCTTCATGCCCCACAATCTGTCCAACAGTAGGAAGCGTAAGACCATAAATCTTATCACGCAGTTCCTCCGGGAATGCCATAAGCAGAACCGTATCCATCCACTTTTTCAGTTCAGACTTTTCAAAGCCGCCTTTGTTTGTATTTTTGCTATTCATCGGACGACGAGTAATATACTCATCAAATATAAACATGATTCCTTCATCCGTAACCTTGTGAGCAGTTGCACTAAACTCGCCAATCTCTGCTAATGGAATAATTACCTGATCTCCTACCTGAATGTTAGCTGTTTCAATTTCCTGTTTTCTTAATACCTTCATGATGTTTCTCCTTTCGAAAATATAAAAATTGTGGTTATAAAATAAGACCAAGAAGTGCCTCAGCCGTATTTTCTGCAACTTGAAATATAAGATTATTTGCCTGATTTCCCGACATATGAAGAAAAAATTCCATTTTTAAAATAAATCCTTCTATCACAAAGTCGGCTTCGGTCAATGGATGATCCATAATAGTTAAAAGAATCTCATCAACTGCCCATCTTTCATATGAGCGTTCCATAATGGCTTGTTTAGACCAATTTGACCTCGGTTCGAATAAATATTCGTTTGCATAGCTTATAATTTTTTGAATCGCTTCATCGTTCATATGCACCTACTCCAAACTAAAAAGAAAGAGCCCTTGTTAGGACTCCTCTTCGTTTTCGCTATCTCGTTTGGCAAGTGCCTCATTTACTTTCTCTTCGATTCTCTCATCCATTTTCTTTTCATTTACCCAATCGGTAAGGATATTCACTCCAAACCCAATTACGGTAACCGCAATACCAATAGTTTTGATAATTTTTCCATTCGTCATAAAGCATTAGCCTCCTTTCATAATACGGTTTGTAATTTTTGCGAATCACTCAAATTTGCTCAATGCCATCGTATCAATGATGATACATTCCAGCCCATCTTCCAAAGTCGTTTTATAATTATCAAAATCCAACCAGTAACAATCCATTTCTTCAATCATATAACATATATCCCAACCAATTGTATCGCCACCCTCTACCTCATCCAAACCAAGAAAAGACAAATATTCATTCAAGGAACAATCACCTCTTATTGAAAGATTTCTATTTACATGGTATTGAGCATTTAATACAGCAGCCATCGTTGTTCTAAAATATTTCTTCGAAGCAAGATCATAGAAAAGTAACCTCTCGCTATCGGAATCCATGTCCATATTGTAAACCTGATATCCCCAGTCATATGTCGATACCAACGCGTCCTTCGCCATTTCAGCATGAATCTTATCGTCTGCATCCTCCCCATAAACTGTCTTGGCTGCTTTTCGATATTGCTTATAAGATTCGTTAAGCATGGCGTAGGCACTCATCAAAGATGCTTGTTTCTTTTGATTTAATGTGTTTGCCCCAAAGATACAGGCGATGGTTGAAACTCCCAGTAGCACAGAAGGAATATAAGTCGGTCCAGCCGCTCGGATAATTTCTAATTTGGTTAAATTTTCCCCTTTCTCTGACTCCGCTTCTTTCAACATTTTTATTGCCTTTGGCGTTGCTCGAACAGCCGTAATAGTTGTTGTAACAACTCCAATGGAAGCCACTACAGTTAATATGGTCGGCGAAGAGCGATACAATTGTCTCCCAACTCTTTTTGAGATTTTAACTTTTTGCATGACATTCTCCTTTCGTTTTGTCTTACTCCATAGCATGTAGTAAATCTTGAATACTTTCTCCGATCAGTTTTGCAGTCATGAAAATAGAACTATTCTTTTTGTTCATAGACGCAAACATTTCCATCTTTTTCGCAAATGTACAAGCCATCTCTCTCAGATTTTTTATCGAAGTTTGAGTTTCTGGATAAATCTGTTTTGATACATAATTTCGAAATTCTCCAATAGCCCATAAACCGTTGCTGACCCGTTCAAATTCTTTCTTTTCAAAGATAGGATTTGGAAGTTGTTCATCCATTTCATACCAATCGCATAAAATTAACTCCAAATCACTCAGACTTAAATTTTTGACCACATTCTTAAAAATCTCCTTTCCTAAGATTGATTTAAAAAAATAAAAGAGAACAAGTATCGGACTCGAACCGATTACCTCCACAAAAGCGTGGCGCTCTACCAATGAGCTAACTGTTTCTCCATAATAGGAATTGTAAATTTTGCGGAGTAAAAAGAAAGAGCCATTGCTGGCTCAATCCCTCTAATTCAAACCGACTTTTTTCAGAATTTTCATGAGTTCTTCTTTACTCATATCCGCGTCAATACTTACATGCACATGTGCTTTCTCATCTGAAATCGAAGCATTTAATTCGTTTAACTGGATATCTATGTCGTATCCAAGTTTTTTATGTAATACTCCTTTTGCTAATTTTGAAAGTAACATCCGTGTAAATTTTGAGCTGATTTTCATTTCGTCCATCACCCTTAAACTCCTTTCACTTTTATCAGTTTTCCATAACAGGAGTTGTGATTTTTGCGGATTAAATATCCCGTCTGTCAAAGACAGTTTCCCATCGTTCTTTCTTAATCGGTTTCATTTTTAAAGCCCACATAATCTGACGAATCGTTACAGTCGGATAAAGTCCGTTCGTAGCCATTCCAGAACGCATATCAAAGTATTCTTTAAAGCAAGGATGCAAATATAAATCATCTGTAATCCATGGGTCGACTTCTCCCCACCAGGTACTCTTCATTTTCTCATCAAATCGCTGCTGAATAACCGCCAGTCCCTTTTCTCCAATTTGAAACAGCGTGCAGCAATGATAAACCGGATGATCGCAAAAATATACTTTCCCATACATTGATAAATAGATCTCTGGTTTTTTATAATGGTATCGCATCGTTTATTCTCCAAAAAGAAAAAGCCTATGCCGAAGCATAGACCTTCTCTCAATAATATTTTTAGTCATCAAATAGCTTACATGACGTTTTGCAATACGGATATGGTCCTCCGCAGGCTCTACATCCGGCTGGAGGAATTTCTCCTTGTTCCATATCGAGCATTTCTTCCGTCCACTCTACTTCTTCATCGGACTCATACTCGTAATCCTCTTCGTCCACCTTTAATCCACACGATGGACAGATATAAATTTCGCATCCAGTCTTCGGATCTTCTGTTTGCTCCATAACGGCTCCACACCGATTGCAAATCGCATACCCATTATTCAGGTACTCAATCAATTCAATACCTTCTGGTTTGATAATTTTGTGGCTCATAAATATTATCTCCTTTCATTTTCGAAAGAACCGCTATTATTGTACGGTTTCTTCCGGTTTACAGTCAAGAGACAAAGAGCTCTTTGTAGCTTCTCCTTTCCATAATAGCATCTGTAAAAATCACGCAAAAACGAAGAGGACATGTATAAATCACGCCCTCCTCATTTTCTGACCGGTTAATTATTTCTTTGTCGGTCTAAAACGATTAAACAATCCTCTGAATGTTGTTGAGGTATAAGTTCCAGTTTCCTCAAACTTAAATCCTTTCCGCATCCATATACCATAGAACATCAATGGTATAAGAAGTTCTGCCGCAGCAATACCCACTTTGAAATATCGATCTTTCATTTGCTCGTTGAGCTGGCAGGACTTAAACTGCTCATCTTGTACATCTGCCTTGATTTGTTCATCCAATTGAGACTGTTTTATCTCATGTTCTCGGATACTTGCCTCGCTTTCCAATGTACGGCGACTTCGCTTATCTTCTGCGTCTAACTCATTTTTGCTTTCCTCGATTCTCAAACGGTACAGCTTCGCTAAATCCTCTATAGCCTTTGATTTCTTTTCGCTACCTGAATCCAGAGAAGATATCGCCTGAATCTCTGCTGCTATCTCCTCGTTCAACAATTCTTTGATGTTTTCACCCATTTTAGTTCTCCTTTCGTGAATTCATTAACTGTTTCATAAAAGGACTTGTTATTCGTGCGAAATATAATCTTGGATGTTGACTTTTAGGACAACATATTTTTTCTTATATATCGCATCTACTCCTTCATGAGACAGCTCCAAAAATAAATAAGGTCCGCTATCCGGATCTGATTGATCCACCCTAAGCGAGCCAACTGGTTTTTCTTTGAATATAAATCGCGATAGTATCAATCCAATGCTCGTACCGATTAACAATACCATTATCAAATTCATATAGTTCCTCCTCCAAAATGATTTTCTAAATTTCCCACCCGGGATTTTTTCAAATATCAACATAGCATGTCTTTCTGATACCTGTGTACTGAGTTTTAATCTAGGATAAAAAGAAAGAGCCCTTGTTAGGACTCTATCTCTTCTTCCTTTTTGGATTTTCGATGTTTATAAATTATTCTTGCTCCTTCAAAAAGGAAACCACATCCTACCCCAATAGCAAGGAATACCGCTCCGGCAATCGTACCCTGCCTATACATATCGGCGCCATAAGCCAGCAAAGCATCTCCATGCTCGGGAATAAGCTGTTCAATCTCTTTCTTTTGAATTTCTGTAATAATCATAAATACCACCCTCCTTTCACAATAGGAGATGTTATTTCTGCGTTCCCTCACCCTCATACACAATCTTTTTTCGCATGTCGGACCAAGCAATATATCGTTCTTTCCGGCACACAGGGCAATGGAATTTACACACCTTTCCTCCGATGTCTACCACTTCTTTGCTGTCGGCTTCCAGACGGCTCTGGCAATTCGGGCAGTTGAAACGATAGACCTTCTTAACTGCTATGTCTACAATTTTCATTTCAATCCCTCGCTTTGTTTAATAACCAGAAGAATCGTCTATATAAGTTATAATAAATATCCTTGCAGCATGGAATATTTAACCTAGCTTTCAAGATGTCATAAGACCATCCTTCGGTTACTCCTTTTAGAATATAGTTGGATAACTCCGCATCCGTTGCAATCGCTGCCTGTTCAACAGTCTTCATACGCTCAATATAATAGGATCGAGCTTCTACACACCGAACAGTTGGATCGCTAATCTCTCCCTTTTTCGAAAAGACTTCTAAATCGGAAGGTCGGCGGCTAAGCCCATCCAAGGCTGCATATGCTTTTTTCCAGATTGGATATTGAAGACAAAAATGCTTCAGCTCATAATAACGATGACGTTCAATCCAATATGGATTTTTCTCCGATAATTCCGGACGAATTGTTGTGCCCATTTTTAATTTTTCTCTCCTTTCCACAAATATCCCGTTTCCTCCCAAAGCCGTTTCGGAGAGATGTAAAAATTGATGCGTCCGTATCTTGAATTCATCTCCTCAATGTTGGTTATCAATTTACCATTTCTAGTAGCTTTTCCAATTGGTAGCCACCCGGATATAATACCGGCACGAACCCAAGAAGCATCTTTTCCATACACTCTGGCTACCACTACCACTGGAACAGACCCCGGTGTAAATGTAATTTCTTCCATTGGCTGTTACCTCCTTTCAACGGCTATTCTAGGATAAGAATTGCGATTTGTTAAAACAACCTCAGTGGCAAAACGATACACACAAAAAAAGAAAGAGCCCTTGTTAGGACTCCATTCTCTTGAAGTATAATTTTTGCAATTTTGCTCTCATCCTTGTCAATTCCATTTGGATGTTGTCTACTTGACTTGGATTCTTTGTTCTTAAAAGTATGTCCTCAAACATTCGAATCTTAGTCTGTAAGTGCCGTTCCTCTTTTGACATGATTTTTTCTCCTTTCGTTTTATTCTTCACAAAAGGAGTTGTAATTCCTGCGAATTCCTCCATCGAATCATGGTCATTTCACATGGATAATCTTCATATCCATAAGCTTCACAGGTAATAAAACCTTCCAACACACCACGAATTACCTCCGCTTCATATTGCTTATACGGAAAAACATAATCTGGTAACTCTCTATGTATTTGACCGCAAACGGGACATCGAAAACGTTCAATCTCTATCCACGAAGTTTTTCCGCCTTTCGTTCGTACTATTCTTGAAACTTTATCATACCGTTTTAATTTAGACCCACAATTCTGACAAATTGATTTATCATTACTAACCATATATTAAAACCCTTTAAAACATTGAGTGTAGGAGTTGACAATTCCTACACTAGCATATATGATTACTCATGATAAATCAACATTGCCACACACAAAACTCATTTTAATATCGTGAAGGAGGTATGAAATATGCTGCTAAAATGTCCCGAATGCGAATTACAGATAAGCGATAAAGCTACTTTCTGCCCACATTGTGGATATCCGATACAGCCAGACATCAAACCAAGAAAGCCCCGCAATAAAAATAATAAAAGAAAACGACTTCCTAACGGCTTTGGACAGATAAGTCAAATCAAAAATCGAAACCTTAGAAACCCATATCGAGCAATGGTTACTGTTGGAAAAACATCTACTGGTCGTCCTATATGTAAGCCATTAAAACCGGAATCCTATTTTCCAACTTATAACGACGCCTATGCCGCATTAGTAGAATATAATAAAAATCCATATGACTTAAAGCCGGACATTACAGTGAAAGAGCTTTACGAAAAATGGACCGCTGAGTATTTTAAAAATGCAACAGACAACTATATTAGGACTGTAAACTCGGCATGGGCTTATTGTTCTTCTATATATGATATGCGTGCGAAAGACATCAGATCTCGACATATTAAAGGGTGTATGGAGGAAGGTTTTCGAATTGAAACTCGCGGAAAAAAGAAAGGGGAAAAAGTTTATGCAACTCCAGGAACTAAATCAAGAATAAAATCACTATTCAATAACATGCTAGACTATGCTTTAGAATACGAAATTGTACCAATGAATTATGCAAGAACATTTGAGCTCTCTGGAGATGTTATCGTTGAAATAGAAAAAAACAAGAAAAAGCATTTTCCCTTTGATAATAAAGAAATGGATCTTTTATGGAAAAATGTTGATGATGTTAAATTTACAGACTGGATTATCATACAATGCTATATGGGATGGCGACCTCAAGAACTTGCTACTTTACGCTTAGATGAAGTAAATTTGGAGAAATGGTATATGCAAGCAGGAATGAAAACGGAAGCCGGAAAGCAACGGATTGTTCCTATTCATTCCAAAATCAAAGAACTTGTGAAACGCAATTATGATTTCGCCCTTTCTATAAACAGCGATTATCTTTTCAATGATAAAGGACAAACTCACTCTGGTTCCTGGTCTGTAACATACGACAAATATGCAAGTCGTTTTGAAAAGGTTGTTAAACAATTAAACTTGAATCCCGAACACAGACCTCATGATCCTCGAACAACATTTGTTACGATGGGTAAAAAAGCCGGAATGGATGAATACGCCCTCAAAGAAATGGTCGGTCATTCAATTCAAGATATAACTGAATCCACTTACACCGTACGTGATTTAGAATGGTTGCGAGAGGATATAGAAAAAATAAAATAA